CAATGTTCTCAAGAGTACCTTCTGACATTTCTGTTGCAATCATAACTTCCATCGCTGACTTGAACAGCTTAGCTGTATCAAGCAACTGATCTACAGTTACTGAGTCGAATGTTGGGTTGTATGTGATTTGAAGACCATTGTTAGTAAAACCAACGTTACGGTATCCAAACTTTCCTGCTGTCTGATCGACGGCATTTAGTGTGTTAGCGTATGATACGCCTGATGCAAATGCTGGTACGCCGACAGTCTTAGTGCCTGCTGCAATAGCAACGCCTGCTTCTGCGTTTTCGATGTAATCAGCGTCGTTAACGTCAATAGTTGACAAGAACAGTGGTGATGCACCGACTAGAATATTTCTAGCATTACCTACGGATTGTGCCATAGTTTTTTTCCTCCTATATTTCAATATATATATATTTAAATCTTAAATTCAAGCTGGCTAGGCTTCTTTCCTCTTAAGCCAAGTTTATATTAGTATGGGTAAAAACGCAAACCTTAGAGGAATCTGCCCAGTGTGCTTGAAGCCCCATTTGTATCTGTGTCTCTTGAGTACTTTATCTCTAGGATAATCTCAGAAGAGAAGAATCCCTGAAGCTCTTCAGATGGCGCCGTTGGGGATATGTCGGCTATATGTACGCTATGGAATTTAAACTTATCTGAAAGTCCTGCCCATCTGTTTATATCTCTAGCCGACTCGTCCATTCTTCTAAACTCATCTGTCATGTAATTTCTAATCTCATTTATCTCTGCCACCGCAGTTGAATATACGGTAAACAGAATCTGCTCACAGCATATTAGCCAGTTATCATCGTAGGACATCCCGATCTTGTCATAGACAATATGCTTCTTTCCGCTCATAAATTGATTTAATTCTGGAGCCTGCTGAACTGGAATAATTGGGACAATATTCTCGTTTAGGTTATCGCTCCAGTAATCATCTGCGTCAAATATCTCTCTGCTGGATAACTCTTCCCATAGATACTTTCTTAATTCTAGCATTGCATCCAACTTGTAGTTAGCCGTCACATTGCACCTCCGAATGCTAGGGTCAAGGCTTCGTCAGCCTGAGATCTAATAGTATTTGCTGAAAATGAATACTGAACTCTTTTAATGTTTGATGGTACTCCTAGTGCTTTTGTTATGCTTGAGTTGAATAGTCTTTGAAAGCCAGATCTTTTGATTGAATCATTTATTAAATTGCCACTAAAAAATCTTGAATGAGCTAGTGTAAATTGATTACGTGCCGCTGAGCCTCCAGGTCTTTTAACTGTAACCGAAGCTCCTTTTGGCATAAATACCGTTTCGCCATCTATCTCAAAAACAAGTCGCTCTGCGTTCTTTGGCCTAATTACCAAAGGCTCTCCTCTTTCCATGACTGAAGCCTTGCCAATAAACATATGTCTTCTTTTACCATTGGATGATGGGACTATTGTTCTGGATGGCAAAAACTGATAGTTGATGCTAAATGATAATCCTACCTGTACGCCCTTGTTTAATTTAAATAGTCTGGCTGACTTGTTGCCCGTCTTCTTCCATTCGTAAACGTGGTGTAATGACTTAGGCTTACTTCTAGCCAATGCATCTATATAGTTTCCAAAATCAAGATTTATCTGATCAAACATTAGCTTGCCAAATGAATTTTGAAATGCTCTATTGGTGGTTAGCTTAGATATAACTGCTGCCTCATAATATACGTATGCTGATATTTGAGCTACTGTACTATCTTTTAATGGTCCGTTTTGATTAGAGTACATCATTCTTTCAAGTCCGCTTGCTGCTTGAATCAGCATTCCGCTATTGTCCAATTTGCTGATTCTCCGATCTCTTTAGGGATGAGTTATAAGCAATCACTCTTCCAAATGGATCTGTTATTGGTGTTGTTCCCATTACTTCAAATACTGTTGGGGTCTCGTTTGGATAGTTAATTTCATTCCAAATTGTATTCCCCTCGACATCTCTTACGTTAGTTACCTTTTCTCTGATTGTTAATTTTTCAGAAGTTCTTACTTGAATAACTTGATCATTTAAATACTTATTTGAAAAAATTTGTTTATCGCTAGATCTGGTAGTTGCAGAGTTGCTAATTACACCCTTTGCGTGACATGCAATTGTTTTATAGTAATTCCACTCTTTTACGATTGCTCCAGTATCTAGATCCTGAGTTTCAAACTGTCTATAAACATCTAAATTCATAGACAAGACAGAGTCTACGATGCTACTCATTATATAATCTCTGCTTTAATTGTTAAGACATAGTCGGCTAAAAGATTATCTGCTAGGGCGTTTCCTGTGCCAGTGTAGGCATCTCCAGTGTACTCAAAATCCCAATCGAATGTAGATATAGACTTTACGTACTTGTTGCGCCAGATAGTATCCTTAGAAAAATAATCTTTCATCAATTCAGCTGTTGCTAATTCTACGTTCTCAGGAACTTTCTCCCAGCCAAATCTTGCAAATACTTTGTAAGGAACTCCAGAGTGAAACACTCCTGAATAATCGTGAATACTTGGAGGAACCATTCCGTTAGCAGTATATACGGTATTGTCTACCATTCCTGCTCTATTGATTCTAATTGAATATCCGCTCTCAGAAATTTGAACTGGGAAGTTCCAATTATCAATATTATTAATATTGTCTCTGAGAAGTATGTCGTTTACAGACAATGTGTGAAGTTGATAAATTTTAGCTGGCAATGGAAGAGTATCATACTCATACCCATATACCGTCAAAGTCTCGTCATAGAGATAAAACTTCTGACCTGTATATTCTTCTATTTGTTTACGAGCATATCTTTCTGCTCTAATTAATTCTTTGTAAGACTTATATGACGGGTCTGAAGAATCTGTGCTATATCCAAGATCTTGAATATAGTTGAAGTCTATGTATGGAGTTACTACCTGTACATCATCTGATCTTACTACCGCCACCCCTCCTACGGAGTATTCCCAATTTACCTTTAATGTTTTGTTTCTATTTGTAAGAGCATAGGGCACGTTAACCACATACGTTCCAGGATTATTTTCGTCTAGTGTAGAGGTTATTGTTGCAAGTACGGTTGTTGGGAGTACGGCAGGGCTAACTCTTGCATCTAGCGTTACGTCATATATTTTTACAACAGGTAAAGCGTCAGCAACTGCAATGTCACCATTCCAAAAGATCTGATGGACAATCGGTGATTGTGAATTAATTAATATCTCTGCCATTTTATAGGCTTAGATTAACTGTAGTACTCCTGTACTTCTCTGGGAGACGCTAATCTAAAGCCCTCCTCCTTATCAAAAATTTCTTGTGCTACATCTTCAGATACTGCTACGAATGGGTGTTCTTTTGTGAAGGTGACTCCCATAATATCAAATCTAAAGTTCTCTCTTGTCATTCTTACTAATACTGTGTTTTCTGGCTGTGCTGCTTTTGGATCAAACTTTGGCAATATTTCTACTGACATATCTTCTGACTCTTCTTCTATCTTTTTAATAGTGCTGTTATATACAGACCAAGTAACGCCCTCTTCTGCAAGAGCGGCAACAATGTCGGCTTTAGTCTTTAGGCCGTCGGCATCGACTGCAAAGTCTTCTGCAATCTTTTTTAGCTCTGATATCTTTAATGTCTCAAATGACATGCAAATCTCCTATTTCTACTTAAAGCAATTATAGCATTGTTAAATTAAAATGAAAAGCCCCCAAAATTAATTGGGGGCCTTTCCAGCTGGTTAAATCCTAATTAATTAGGAAGCAACCTTAACGTTGCGAACAACTACCCAGGCGTCTGCCTGCTCGATTTGAACGCCAACACGAGTATACAATGTGTACTCGATTGAGTCCTTACGTGGCTCGAAGAAGCGGTAAACTGTTACATCACGCTTGATACCAATAACTACGTTATTTGGGAATGTCAAGTGGACGTCGCCGTGTACTCCTGATGGAGATGTGTATGAACCTGTCTGTGTCTCATTAAGAAGTGGTACTTCAACAATCGGAATACCGAATGCGAATGGTGCCACATATCCTGCTGGTCCACCTAGAGGTGCAGTTCCACCACGGATTACGCTTGATGCGATATCTTGTGGAATTGTTTGGTTTGTTCCAATGCTGTTAGCATATAGGAAATCCTGAATCAGGTTTGATCCTGCTAGGAAGCGAAGGTCTGCACGACGTTGCTTGTACTTACGTGGCATTGCCTTGAGTGCCTTGTTAAACAACTCACGGCTTACGCCTGCTCCAAGAGCATCTACTACGTGTGCATTAGCCTTTGCCTTCTTTACAACGCCATCAAATGACTTGTATAGGGCATCGCCTGTTAGTGCAGTATCTCCATTGAGGATTACATCTTCAATGTCATTACCTGCCTGTGTTGCCATCAAACGTGCAATATGATCTTCAAGATCTGCACCTTCGATGTTATCTTCTAGAGACTCTGTTGAAAGCTCCCAATCCATGCGGAGTTTCTTTGTTGTCAAAGAGATTTTTGAGAAAGTTACTGCGCCATTTACGGCTGTATTGTCACCTTCGGTTGCAAGCTTCATAAGCTTCTCACCAACGGACATACGATCAATCTCAGATGTGTCTGCCTTCATACGAACTGTACGGGCGACCTTACCAATTACGGTAGCGTCGAACATGTAGTCCAGGAAGCGAGCTGATTGTTCTGCGTTTAGGAGACCAGCATTGCCTGACTCGCCAGCTTTATGCTGACCGCCGACACCTGTAACTCCTGCAAAAGTACCTGTTGCAGTTGTACCTGCAGCGATAGCTTTTTCTAAGTTTTCATTACTCATTTTATATTTTCACCTACCTTTATTTTAGTTAAAAATTTCGTTCACGGAACCAAGGAAAGAACCGTTCCACTTTGATTTTTTGATCATTACTTCCTGAGACCCGCCAAGGTCAGAGGACTTCTTAATTGCAGTCTCTGATTCTACTGCATCGACACGCTTCTGTACACCATCAATCGTGTTCTTGATATTTTCAACAGCAGTTGAGAGTGCTGTGTGTTGTTCTGCCAACTCTGAAATTCGGCTATCTACGCTCTTGCTGAACGCTTCAACTGTATCTTTAATTGTTGAAACCTGTACTGCATTTGCTTCTGTAGCTTTATTCAATGTCTCTGAGAAAAATCCCTTAAGGTCGCCAAGCATTTTAGCAAAATCAGGTTCATCAACCATAACTTCTGATACATCGGCTGCTTTTTCTAGAGTTTCGGCAGGAGCGTCTTCTACTGGTGCTTCTTCAACTGCTGGTGCTTCTTCAGCAACAACTGGTGCTTCTGCTACTACAGTCTCTTCGACTGTTGTGTTTTCTGTATTCTCTGACACTTCATTACCTCCTTCTATGTCTGCCTGTTTTGCAATTTGTGTTTCAGGCGTGGACAATCTTGATTTTTTATGTAAATCAAGAATCTTGTTTATTTCTTTTGCTTTGTTAACATCGTTTGACTCTACCCATCCAATTAGTGTTGCAGGTTTTCCTGTAACTGGGGAATCGTATGATGCTTCTGTTGAAATAAATACTGAGTCTGAGTCTGCACAATAAAAAATGTTTTCTGCTTTAACCTCAGTTGCTATTCCTTTAAATATTAGTTCGCCATTCATCTTAGATATAGACAAGATGTTGCAAAGTTCGTTTGCTGGAGAGTCGACAATTGAAAGTTCCATCAATGAGTAATCTTTGATAAATCTTGTAGTCTTGCCAGTTGACTTGTTAACTTCGTTGTCTGATTCAATGATCTTTCCGCCGATTGAAAATCCTGTTAGTGTTCCGTCTAGAACTTTTTCCCAGGTATCCTGAGCGCCTTTTGAAACATATGCATCTACATAAACTCCGTTGTAAAATTCTTGTGACTTTGCATCATAGTATGTTTCTGGCTTAAATGAAATCATTTTGCCTACTGCGTTTGAGCTGTGCATCTCACGAATGTTTCCACGGAAATTTTCAAAAGCTTTAATGCTTGCTTCCATGGTAACTACGTCACCTGTCTGATCAACGTTGTCTAGTGTTGCAAAGCCCGAGACAGTACGCTTTTCACGGTTGACTTTTGTAAATGGGACCGATAAAACTATCTGATCGCCATTGGAAGACCATAAGGATTTTTCAATGTTCATATGCTTAATTTTATAACGTTATCGTATATAAGGCAAATAATGGTTGAGCAGGGTTAGTCGACTTGTCTTCCATCTCCTTGAGCATTTCTTCCCTCTCCAGAAATATCGGGGGAATTTGCAGACCTTTCAGAATCTCTAGTTCTGGTTTTGCCTGCCTGTGCTCTGGTCTCTGCCTGTGCCTGTGGCTTTAATTCAACAACTTTATCTCCACCCTCAAGTGGAACCATGCCCATTCTAATTCTTATTTCATTAGGAGTCACTACCTGCATTCTTAAATAACGCTCATCAATTTTAGATTGAGTGTCTTCATCTGTCAGGGTAAGCTCATTAAATTTAAGAATAAGGGCATCTGTCATCTCTTCAATGATCTTATTTAATTTCTTTTCCAAATTCATTTGTGCTGGACGACATACTTGCTCTCTAAATGTCTTATCGGCATCTCTTGCCACCGCCAAGTTAACTCCTTCTGGGGTTCCAATTTTATTAATTGGCACACGGTGGGATAGAAGGATTTCGTCTCTATTTGATTTACGATATACGTTAAATGAAGACTCTTGAGTTCCTGCCTCAATTGGCTCCATCTTAAATTCAGTTTTAGAATCTGGGGAATCTGGTGGAAGCGGAATATAAAGGGATCTGTGATTCTTTCCTCTTAACCCAACCTGGAAAAACTCAAGTAGCTTACGCTCAGACTCCGTAGAAAGCTTTGCTCCTTTTACTGTAATAATATAGCGAGGGACTGCTTTGTTTTCAAAGTAATCTAGGTTATACTTTCCAGCAAATTCATTTCCTGCCATAGCATTTGATGAGGCCACAATGTCTGGGATACCGTAATAGTTATTTGTAGGCGTATACTTCTTTAGGTGAATAATTTCATTCGGTCTATCTAGCCCGCCTGCAATTGGATTCTCTGTTTCTTGATCTCCAAATGTGCGGAAGAAAACTGCCTTGCCATAAAGCAATTGAATAAAGCCATCACGTAGGCGGCGCACACGCATTGTCTTTGCTGGGATATGTCCAATATATCCAATCTTACCTGCTGACGTTCTTCCGATTTCAATGTAGCCATTGCCTGTTGCTTCAACATCTGTGTAAGCCTTAATTAAAGTTTCAGTAAATGTTTCTTCTTCATTACATTCTTCTAGCCAGTCATAAAGATCTTGGCGAAGACGATTTAATTTACGACGGGCACGTTCTAATGACTTATCATCTGTAATATTATCAAAAGCTTCTTGCGTCTTACGTGTTTCAATAAAGTCGTGTCCAAGACCCACAATATTTGAAACCTTAGCATTAATTGCTGAATAGTTGTATGGGGAAATTTCGTAAATAGTTGATAGGTAGTCTAGGTTGTATGGAGGCTCAACAAGATCAAACATTGCGTAGCCAGTAACTGCTTGCTGCAATAAGTTCTGCTGAGTTTCTGTTCCATCAATACCCTGGAATCTTTTTTGAAGGTCTCTATTCATCTTGCGACGAAATGCTGGGCTAAGCCCTGAAATCTTTGTAAGCTCTTCTCCACTTACTTTAAATAAATCTGTAGTTGTTTCTTCTCTTGGAGTATTAAACTTCATCCAGTCCGCTACGTTTGAAACTACAATATCCTGAGAGTCATCATCTTCTACATACTTTGTCATTTCAATTTACCTAACTTTTTAATTTCGTCTTTATAGTTTCCAATATCAATTGGATCTGGAACTTGTCCCCAT